ATTATTAACGTAGCTTTTAGGACAGAGGGATTTGATGCAAAGGACATTATCCCATTCGTGGATGATGCAGACAAAGCTTACATGTCTTTCATTATTAAAAAGTATGCTCCTCAGTGGAATCGTAAGCATGAACTCGACACATTTATTGATGATGTTGTTGAAAGTTCTATAATTTATGACCTTGTTTTAGTTAAGAATGTATACAACATTGTGCCTGAAGTTGTAGACCTACGGACAATAGCTTTCTGTGACCAAACAGACATTATGAAAGGTCCAATTTGTCTCAAGCACTATTTCTCTGTATCCGACTTAAACAAAATGAAAGGTAAGTGGATTCCTGAAAAGATTGATGAAGCTATCGTTTTCTCAGAGGAAAGTAAGAAAGTTAAGTTATCTAATGACCAGGAGGCTAAAACACCCGCAAAGAACATAGAAGTGTATGAACTCAGGGGAGATCTACCAGAGATGTGGATTACTGAAGGTTCTGAAATGTATAGTTATGTCCCACAGATGCAGGTTGTATGTTTCTATACTGATAAAGACGGAAAGAAGCAAGGGATTACTCTCTACAAAGGTAAAGATAAGACTCTGTCTAAGAACTTCAAAGCTCTAAAGATTGACCGTATTCGTTCTAAAGGGCGTGCATGTGGTCGTTCTATTGTTGAATCACTGTTCGAGCCACAAGTATGGAATAACTATTCAGCTATTAAGATTAAAGCATTGCTTGACTCATCTATCTCAATCTTTCAAACAGACAGTGATGAATGGGGTGATAAGAAGATGTCTGAGATTAAGAATAATACTGTATTAAAACACGAAACAGGTAAGCCTATTACTAAAGTACAGAGTGACTTATCAAATATCACACATTTCGGTAACTATCAGGTTAAACAAGAAAACTCTGCACGTATTATAGGTTCTGCTAGTGATGCACAGCTTGGAACTAACCCAGTATCAGGTACTCCATTCTCTCTACAGGAATTAGTTGTACAACAAGGACAGGGTATCCACGAATATAGACGAGGAAAGATTGCGACATTCTTTGCAGATGAATTGTATCGTGACTGGATTTTACAATTTATGATTAGTGACCTAAATAAGGGAAATAAGTTTTCAGAAGAACTGTCACTTGACGAACTAATAGAGGTTGCTAAGAAAATATCTAATAACCTAGCTGAAAAGAAGATAAAAGAAATGGTTATTAACGGAGAAATGGTTGACGAAGCATCAGTAGCAACTCTCAAAGAGACTTTGTTTACACAAGCAAAGGAAAAATACAGTGGTAGAGCTTTCTTCGAGGTGATACAAGGAGAACTATCAGAAATTCCAGTTAATGTAATGGTAAATGTTGCGGGTAAACAAAAAGATATGGCTCGTGATGCAGACAAGATTACAAACATTATACGTGAAGTGCTTAAGAATCCTCAAGCTTTCTCACAGGTACCAGGAATAGGAAAAGCATTTAATGAACTACTAGAAACATCAGGAATGTCACCTATTGATTTCACAGAAATTACACAAGCACAACCAACTCCACAACAACCACAGGGCGTAGCCCCACAATAAAATTATGCAAGAATATCTATCTGACTTAGAAGTCACAAAAGTTGAACAGTTTTGTAAAGACGAAGCTCTATACAATGCTGTTTATAAGGTTCTGTTAGCAGGAATTTATACACATGGGACAGTTCAGAGAGGGTTTGAGCCAAAACCTCTTGAGAATGGAGCACTTACACTTGTTTCATACTCAACAACTAACCCAGTGACTGATGAAATACTTGGTCAACACATTAGAGGCGTATGGGAGGGATTAAATGCCCTACAAAACGCTTTTAGTAGGTTAAACACTATTAAAACACAGGTGGAAGTAGTCGAATCACCTTATAACGAAGCTATCTAATATGGAATATTTCAAATATAAGAATACAGCAGCTAGCGCTCTTGTCAAAACAGGGCAAGGAAGTGTTGCTGGTTTTATTATTAACTCACATACATCAGGTACGTTAAAGTTATGGGATAACACAAGTGCTGCTACAACAGTTCTTATGAATACATATACTTTTACTGCTGGTTCTGGTTTTGTGAATTTCCCAAAGCCAATTGCATTTGATGTTGGTTTGTATGCAACAATCGGAGGTACCGCAGACATTACTATTGTGTTCAAGTAATACGTTGTTTACACTTTAATTAACAGGATATGACTCCTACCAAAAGTCATTAACAAAGTATCATTCCTTTCTGAATGAATAATACATATCATTATGAATAATGACACACAGGACATTGACCTTAACAATGAAGAGACTACTACTTATGAAGCTGAGGAAACTCAATCTCAAGAGGAGACAGTCGATTGGCAAGCTAAGGCACGTGAATTAGAAGGTAGACTTAAGAGAGCTGAAACAAAGCTTAAGAAGTCACCAGAAACCACTACTAAAGCTCCAAGTACATCAGGTGAATTTGATTACGGACAGAAAGCGTTCCTTAAAGCATCAGGTATTACTACAACAGACGAGATGAAACTTGCTAAAGACTACATGTCTAATACAGGTAAATCACTTGATGAAGTTGTGGAAAGTAAATACTTTATATCTGAGTTGAAAGAGATGCGTGATTTGAAGAGTACAGAACAAGCTGTTGTTCCTGGTTCAAAACGTGTTGGACAATCTGCTAGTGATAGTGTTGATTACTGGATAGCGAAAGATGAAATGCCTCCAGTGGGAAATGACTCACTAAGACGTGAATGGGTCAACGCAAAGATGAAAAAGGAAACTAATGGCGGTAAGTTCTATAACTCTTAGTAATTAAATGCCTGATTAGATTATTCAAAACTTAATTTAATTTAAAATGGCTATTATTTACAAAGAAGCATTTGAGACAAAGCTACAAGAACGTCTCGATGCACCAATGGTTTGGAAGGAAGTGTGTAAGGTTGATTACCGAAATGACCGTGTTCTTCATAACCCATACCTTACTGATTCAACAGTAGGAACAGGAACTCGTGGTACTGCTTACACAAGTACAGCAGTTGCAACAGTTGATGACACATTAACAATCAGTACATATAAGTATTCTGCACAGCACATTGATGAGGCTGACCTAGCACAGAAGACTTTCAGTGATTTCATGGAAATTGCTGACAACATGGGAGTTATGCTTAACGAAGCTATGGAAACTGCAATGCTCGCAGAGCACGCACAGTGGACAAACTTCGATAACGCTTCTATCGGAGGTTCAGCAGGAAACATTACTGTTTCAGTATCTAACGTAGACGATGTTATTCGTGCTATGAAGACTGCTATTCGTACAGCTGGTGGTGCTGACCTTATGAGTCGAAACGGTGCGTTTATTATCTGGCGTGAGGCAGACTTCGAGAAAGTAGAAGCTCTTGCAAGTTCACAAGGATTTAACACTGCTGATGACGCTCTTAAGAATGGTATCAAGCAAGGTTTCGTTTACGGAGGTGTAGAACACTACTCATCTTCAAAGCACACTGCTGGACACGTGTTCGGTGGTGTTAAGAAAGCTTTCCACGCAGGTGTCGTTAAGGCAACTTACGGAAAGATGAAGGAAATTGTTAACCCAGTTGTTGGTGGTGGACAAATCTCAGGTCTCGGTCTTGAATCACGTATTGACTACGCATACAAGGCATGGGCAAAGACTACTCCAGTTCTATTCGATATCTTGGTTGCATAATCGTTTGGCGTGTCTCTCTACTCTACCCACTTCGGGTAGCGATAGGGAGATATGCAATTATAAAAAATAATTCACAACAATTATGTCAGTAACATCATCTATCGATACAAATCTAGATTATCCAAATCTTAACGCTCCGAAGGTTCGTTCATCCCCAGTGGCTATTAATGCAACAGCAACAGCAACAGCACTACAAGTTTCATCTGGGTTTATTACGTCTACTTCAGCAGCGGCTACGACCATAACTCTACCTACAGGTACACTCTTAGGAGCAGAACTGAAGGCGGTGCGTGGGACAGTCTTTGATTTGTTTATCGACAATACAGCAGGAGCTAACACAGTTACTATGGCAGTAGCAGGAAACGGTATCCTTTCAGCAGCAGCAGCAGCTAACGGTGCTTCACAAGGACTTCTTACTGTTCCGTCAGGTGTAACAGGTATGGCATGTTTCAGACTAATGTTTAGTTCTTCAACAGCCTACACTTTTACCCGTGTAGCATAGTTTCTCCTTTAGGCTCACTAGCAATAGTGGGTCTTGTAGGGGAAACCCAATAATATTATGGTTATAAACGATACAACAGACAGAACAGGTATAGTACAAGCATTAGAAGATGCAACAGGCACTCAAAGTGTCTCTAGTTATTCATCTGCTATTAAAATAAGAGATATAAACTTAGCTTTCGATGACTATCAAAATATGGTTAAGCGTACTGCTGGTAGTTGGCAAGCTGATGATACACGACACACAAAGTATCCAAACATGACGTTTGACTTAACAGCTTTACAGAAAGATTATACCTTCACAGAAGATGAACAAGGTAATCAAATCCAAGATATTTATCGTGTGGAGTGTAAAGATGTTAATGGTAATTGGAAAGTTCTTAAATACGTCAATGAGATGACCTATCATCAAGCAATTTCACAGATTGATACAGAAACAGGTATACCAGAAGAGTATTATCTAACTGCTAATGGTGTTTTCTTAGTTACAGCTCCAAACTACACACAAGTTGACGGTATAAGAATGTTCTTCACACGTTCACCAAACTATTTCACGACATCAGATACTACTCAAGAGCCAGGTATCCCAAATGGACATCATAAATATCTTTACTTAAAGCCAGCTTATTGGTACTGGATGCCAAAAGATACAGCTAGAGCTAATTCTTTTTTACAAGAAGTACTAAGAATCGAGGGTGAGATTAAGGGTGAATATGCAGATAGAATGAGAGACGAGGATAAGGTACTTACTCCGACTTGTGTAAATCCATATTAGTATGCCGATAGTTCCAACTAACCAATCCAAAAATATTGTAACTCCTACTGGTGGTAGAAAGTACGGTGTCTACACTTGGGGAGACACTACAACTACTTGGGGAGACCCTCTCGCAACATGGGGTAATCTTTCCATTGTTCCAACCAATCAGAACAAGTCACCTCAAGGACAAACTACTATCACAGCAGGAATGCCAATAGGACTTCTGTTGTCACTAACTTACTCGTCTACTATAATTATAGGTAGCGGAGTAACTAATCAAAGCAAAAACTAAATTTTATGGCAGATAATGTATTAATAACTCAAGGGTCAGGAACAACAATAGCAGCAGATGACATCGGAGGTGTTCTACATCAACGTGTCAAACTTTCTCAAGGGGCAGACGGTTCTGCAACTGACGTATCAAGTGCGGCACCTCTTAACGTAACTCTTGCCAACACAGGAGCTAATGCAACAGCTGTTAAAGTAGACGGTTCAGCAGTCACACAACCAGTTTCTCTATCTGGTACAGTGGCAGTCACTCAATCAGGTACATGGGATGAAGTTGGTATTAACGACTCAGGTAACTCAATTACGGTAGATAACTCTACACTGGCAGTTGTTGGAGGTGGAACGGAAGCCACAGCAATGCGTGTGACTATTGCAAGTGATTCTACTGGTGTAGTTTCTATAGATGATAATGGTAGTTCAATCACAGTTGATGGTACTGTTGCGGTCTCTGGTACGGTAACAGTAGGTTCTCATGCAGTAACAAATGCAGGAACTTTCGCTGTGCAAAACACAGCAGCAACACCAGCTGGAACTAACAATATCGGTGACGTTGATGTGCTAACTATTAACGGAGTTGCTCCTGCTTTTGGAACAGGTGTGCGAGGTGCAACAGTACAACGTGTCACAATCGCAACAGATGACTCAGTCCCAGTGACTATTGCATCAGTGCCATCTCATGCTGTTACAAATGCTGGAACTTTTGCTACACAAAGTACACTAGTTCCTCAAACTCTTGCTTCTGGTGCTATTACTACAGCAATGACAGGTACTACATCAACTTCACTTATCAGTGCTACTGCTTCTAACTATATATACATAACTCAAGTGACAGTTTCTAACTCACATGCAACTGTAGGAACTGATGTAATCCTTCAAGATGGTTCAGGTGGAACTACTCTTTATACAATCCCTGCTGGGGCGTTATATGGAGGTGCAACACTTACTTTCCCTAAAGATTCACCATTAAAAGTTCCAACAGCAGGTAATGCTCTTTACTGTGCAAACGTAACCACAGGAGCAAGCACAAAAGTTTCTGCTTCTGGGTGGAAATCAACAGTAAGCTACTAATTATAATTATATGTACACAGCAAAAATATTTGATAAAAGTTTCGATGCAGGAGTCCTAAGAGTTCAGGTGGAATTTACTAATGGCAAAGAGTCTATCTTTGAGTCT